TTGGTATCTTGTTCATTTATCCAATCTATGATTGATTGGGCACCTTCCATATCCTCCACATTTTCATCTGCATATCCTGCCATTTTTACAATAGCATTGTATGATATAGATTTAAAGTCAATGATAGTAAATGAATACATCTTTTGAACACTACCATCAACGAATGGAGCTTGCATATTTTTATCATTGCTTAATGTTACAATTTGTTTATTCTCATCTTTTGCATTGATAAAATTGAAAAATAATGGACTATTCTTGATGATTGGGCAAGTTATCAAATAGTTGATGATTGCTTGATTTTTATCAACTGCCATCATTTAACCTCCTTGCTATTGCCTTCTCAACCTCTTTTGTGAATGCGTCTCCTTTATCTCTCATCATCGCTTTATTCCATTCTTTGGAAGCTAGTGGATGCTTCTCTGTTGAATACTTTAGTTCTTCTCCTGTTGGATGCTTTGTTTGTCTGGGCGGTGAAAACCAACCAACAATTTCTCCATTTTCAATGATTGGAATATTTGGACCATACACCAATCCTATATACTGATAATGTGCATATGGTCCAGGATAAGTTACTCCATCACTAGAAACTCTAGCTGATTGGGATAATACTCCTTCATCCATTGGAACATATGGATTCATCATCTTTGCATATATATTGTAGATTTCTGTCATTAGAACATCATCATCAGGGATATTTCGTAGTCTATTCTTAATACCACTCATATCAATTTTCATTCTAATTGACATATTATACTCCCTTCACATAATAATGTTCGTTACATCTGCCTGCTCCTGTATTATTGGCATATTCTTCTACTATCATACAGCCCTGCATATCTTTGTACTTTTGAACAATGTCAGTTGAACGTTTTCCAGCTTTGTATTCATCTATATCATCATCGACTTCACCTTTAATAAGAATATCTCCTGCTCCTATTGTGAAGTAATTTCCCATCAAATCATTTGGAACCTTTATCCATTCATATTTCTCAAGAAATCTTTTATCCTTGCGTATTCTGGCAATGGTATTATTGGTTTCCAATGTTGTTTCATTGATTGTGACTTTGTCTCCAGTATATTTCCAAAAACAGCCTGAAATAACTGTTTTATACCATTTGACAAGTTGTGTCTGTGTGTCCTCATATCGGTTGAAAATTGTCAATGTGGTATCCCACCAAATCGGGTAATTATTCATCTGGATATAACCCCCTATATAACAATTTCCTTCCGGACTGGTTCACCTCACCGTTCAAATACTGATTGATTGTATTGGATATAGATTTTTCTGCCAATTCTATTGCGTCACTTGCAGACAATGTATTATAACTGATTGATACACCATCATTTGATTGGCTAGCTATTGGGGTATTTTCTCCAGTATTGCTATTATTTTGAATTTCAACTATTTCATCAATAATATGTTTTGTACACATCTTGACGGACTCACTGAAATCTGTATCATTTTTCAATCTATTGAATGTATACCAATCAATCTTTTTTCTCGCCTGAAATTCTAAATCAATAAAGGTGGATTGTTCTACTGTACCACCCATATTCTGATATTCTTCATAGGTTAAATACATACAGTCCACCTCCACCATTTAATTATTCGGATTTTACAGTCTTAGAACGTTTCTTAGCATTCTTCAAATCTGTAATCTCTTGTTCAAGTTCTGCAATCTTATTCACATGCTCTGTATATGCCATTTTCAATGTATTCAAATCATTTGGAATACTTTCTTTTATTACATTTCCAGTATCATCGATTTGGTTAAAGCCGAGGTCCATATAATATTGAACCTCAGCCTCATTGACATTTAAAATGACATTGGCACGTTTCATCGTTGCCATGTGTTAAATCCTCCTATCATCACGCTGCTTTGGGAGTGATGTTGAATTGAATTGCTCCGGATTTTCTATTGAGAATAAATACATCTTCAAATGCTTCCTCGAAATAGATGTACTTGCCCTCAGAACCTGCACTCGGCTCATCCAATCTAGAGAAGGTATAAGATACCGGAGTAATTACTGCGGTAGGGTGTACTAAAAACATATTGATTTGAGCTGCACTGGAATCCGGAACCCAACCAGTTGTGAAATTGTATGCTGTTCTCATCAGTGTAGCGGGAACACCAATAACCTCAACTTCATCCAGTCTGGATACAGCACGATTGATGTTAGAGCCACCAGATTGCACATCCCAATTTCTCTGAATGTTCTGAGCATTCTTCAACATAGTCTTAACCTCATGGGTTACATAAAGAATTCTACCATTTGCAGGGACACGTTCATTGTCCATCTTGAGCATCAGTGCATCAAATACACTAAGAATGTTCTCAGTTGTTAATTCAGTTGTATCTGCTGTACGATTGGTATCAGTTCCTTCCTCTTTTGTTGCAATCCAATCTGTATAAATCTTAGAAATGCAGTATGCATCCATCTCCGGAAACTTCTGCTCTTCATTGAACACTTGTGTGATATTTGCAATCGTAGTTACCAGATTGGTCTGGTCAATATCCATAGGATGTACCAGAGTAGACCACTTACGCTGATTGGTGAGCGTCTTGGTCTCCCAATCGTTGTCATAATTTCTTTGTGCTACTGCAATAGTATCCCGATTAGATGCTACTCTACCAGTTGTAGAAATGTGAGGAATTTCAATCGTCTTTGCATTTACCCAACGATAGATGCCATTGTTGGGGGTGCTATATAGAGCACCAAAATTCAAAACATACGGAAATGCTTGAGCTAATGCTCTGCTATATTCGGTTGCATAATTTAATGCGTTTGCCATTGTTTAATATCTCCTTTTTATTGATTTTTTTCATGTGGACGTACACCCACAAAATTGAATACACTGCTAAATGCACCGTTATCACCGCTAGGAGTAGGTCCGGGTGTAGGATTTACAAAAGCAGGTAATGGTGTTGATGTAGGGTTTGGTTCATCTGGCTTATCCACTACAAATGCATCTGCATTATCCGTAGAATAAGAAGTTACAAAATCTTCAGCCCCTAAAATCTTATCTTTATCCATCTTAAGGTCTTTAGCAATCATTGAATTGATAAAATCCCTTTTTGCTGCGTTACTGGTAAATTTCTTACCATTCGCAAATTCTTTGACGGCAAACTCATACGCCTGTTTTGCAAGCTGTTTCTGATAACTCTTTATATCGGCATCATATTTACCCTGCAATGTGGATAAGTCTGTGGATAATGTGGACAACTTCTGTGCGTCCGCTCCCGCATCTTCCAACTGTTTCTTGATAGATACTAAATCAGTATCTCTAGTTTGAATTGTTTCATTCAATGCAGTGATTTGACCATCTTTTGCAGAAATGTCATTGTCATACTTCTGCTTAGAAACATACACTCCTTCTGATAAATCAGTAAATTTGGCACTATTATTTTTTGCCAAGGACTGAAACTGTTCAAAAGTCAATGTTCCATTTTCAGACTTCTCAAAAAGTTCTTTTACTGTCATGTCGCTAAATCTCCTTCACATTCTGTTATTAGTTTAATTTATAAATCCGTAGTCACTCTCTACGTTGGAATGTGCATTTCTTTAAATGTTGTAATGCTCAACATTATATAATAAGCCTTTCGGCAAATTATTCTTTTACTGCTTGAGTACCAAAATAAAAAGCAATGATTGTGGTGTAGATAGTAATATACTGCTCCGGACTCACTACTTGAATAGCTGCCAGATATGCAAAAACTATTGTTAAAATAACTGTCACTATACTTTTTACAGTGAGTAATTTTTCAATTCTTTCTTTCATGATTATCTCTCCCTCAATCTGTTCAATTCCTCATGAATATTTTTCAGGTCTTGTTCAATAGCTGGAATTTTAACTGCAAAATTATTATGACGTTTAACTTCTTCGGTTAAATTATCAATTTTTGTATCAGTCACCGCTTGTGCTGTCACAATTTGATTTTCCACTTTCTTATTGCTTTGAGAATTTGTATAGATAACTCCTATCAATGCAAGACCACCTGTGATTATAGATGAAATTACCGCTGTTAATAAAGCTGTCATATTCTCTCCTTATTACACAAAAAGGAAGATACAACTGGGGTCCGGACCAATCATACCTTCCTTTAAAAAAAGTGTACTGTACTTCTTTATGTACTGTACCTCTTTCTATCTAATATTATATAACATTTATTTTATATTGTCAACAAGTTTTTTGTGAATATTTTGGAACTTTTGTCTTGTCAAATCTTACTTTCAGCCCACAAGATTTACAAAATTCCTTATATTGAGCATTGTACTTTAGAACATCTGCTTGATATTTCTTTGCCAATTCCATATCTCCTGCCTCTACTGCTACAACGACATTTTCTTTAGCCCTACGAATTTTCAATTCATAGGCTCTTTGCATTTGAGTGCATTGATACATCGTGTAATGCTTTCCTTTACTATCTGTATAGCCTTTTTCATTCCTATCCAGTATAGCTTGCAATTCTTCGTCTGTATAATTCGGTGATGTACCAATTACAATATTAAATGCAAAGTGTCTGCAATTTAATGTTCCAATAGCCCTTCTGAATCCTGTATATTTTCTTCCTTGTAAATCAATGAAATCTTCACCATCTTGCATCTTTTCAAATTCAGTATTTGTAAACTGATGTCCTTGCACTGGAGCATGGTCTTCTGCTGGATATGCATGCACTGATATTTCTTTTGCATTTGCACCGATTTCATCCCCAACCAAATCTTGTATACCTTGGTTGATTTCTCTAACACCATCTAAAATATTTCTTCTTACAGCCGTATCCAATCTTTGGTGGTGTACTTTTCCACTCTCCGCTTCATATGTGACCTGCTGTAATCCACTATCCATCAGTTGTGTTAAAGATTCTCGGATAGCAGAATGATAATCTGTCACCTCTGTTAATACACTTTGTATAGCAGTATCTACTACTTTATCATATGCATCGGATAAATCTGTAGGAATTAGCTTTGTTGGATTTTGTGGGTCTCTTAACATAAAAGCTTGTGCTTTGGATATATTTGTATATGTTCCAGCAGTTTGTATTTCGATTGCTTTCACCAACCTTTGTAAATCTTTATTATCTTCATACGGTGTATAAGGTTTAGCAGTTGCATCATACAAGGGTTTAGCTGCGGAATATGTGTCTTTTGCCACATACTTAATCAACCATTGTATTTCTTTGACCTGCATCTTTGTTTGCTTTGACAATTCTTTATTGATTTTACCTGCATCTGCACCATATTTGAGCATAGACACTAATTGCCTAACTTCAGATGGTGTCATATTACCAATATCTTTTACTTTTCTGGCAATTTCAGTTAATATAAACAAATTTATCCGTTCTTGTCTGTCTACGATAGGTTGTGCTAATTCATCAATGGAATCATCTGATAACATCTAGCTCCTCCTATTTTGCTGGTAATCCTTGCATTCTTGCTTGTTGAGCTGCTTTATTC